GGGAGCCCACGAGTTATCATTACTGATAGCTCTCCAATATCTGGCCCGACACACGGCATACGCGGTATGTCGTTTCTTATAAGGAAACGTATGTCATTACGGGGCGAATCGGAGACTGATGAACAGTCTCAGAATTACACATCGAAGTACTGGAATAAAGACGGGAACCTGACAGGTTCCAATAATTACTCCGGTCCTATCTCTTATACTCACCGTTCATTTACTGGGGAAGATATTCCCCACTATAATAAACGGCGTAAAAGAGGCGATCTGTTGCCTTATACAAACTATACCACCCTGGATATCAAGGAAAATGTGAGTCGGCAAGGTTCAGCGAACCATCCCGACGGTAGTCGTGCAGAATTAAGTTATGCTGCAGGACTCCACAAAATCCCTGATCGGCTGACGGCTGACTATATTTCTTCGGTAAGCACAGACGTGTCTACTGATAAATATGTTCAAGCGGCAGCTGCCCAGGTATATGAAAGCCAAAAGTTCGATGCCCTCACTGCCCTACTTGAGATGAAGAAACTTCATCGCATGTTTGGTAATGCTGGTAACTTACTTATGGATCTCATAAAAGGTCGGAATTTAAGTCAATCTTGGCTTGAATCCCGCTATGGCTGGCGAGTACTTTACTATGAACTAGTAAGCCTCTCGGAAGCAATAGATAAGTTTGGTAATGAACGAACGAGGTTCAGCCAAAGGGCTGGAACTAGTGATCACAAAACCGTCGAAACGACTGGTTCATATTGGATGCAAGTTAAGCAATACAACTTAACTGTTACAGACGATATAGACTTTTCGGTTCGTGGTAGCGTGATCGCCGACATTAACCCCCCTTCCTTTTCCTTCAACCCTGCAATTTCTGCATGGGAACTAGTACGCTATTCTTTTATAGTGGACTGGTTCATAGGGATAGGTAGGTGGTTAGCGTCAATGAGCTTTCTTGCTTTCCAAACAGCGTATTCGGCCGCGGGTAGTGTCATGTTGACACTCTCTCGGTCCTATAAGCTGGAATCCACGGGTAATTATGTCGCTGGTTATACATCAGGGTCATACAGTTACTCGGGTTCGGGAAGCGCGAAATCCATCGTTCGTGTTCCTTCTTCGGTGTCTAATATACCGCATCTTAATGTTAATTTGAGTATCGCAAAGATACTCGATATTGTGGCTCTCGTTATTCGCAATCTGCGATAGCTAGTCACATTACATTAAGAATTAATATAGGAGAAATACTATGGCTGCACAAACTACAGCCCTCACCGAATTTTCAGATAATGGAAATTCACGCGTTTATACTTTGGCATCACACTCTGTTGGAAAATCAGAGTTAGTGATTCAAAAACGTAAGGTACCTTCTGGTAATCAAGTTGTATCTCAAGACGAGATATTTGTTCAACTTGCTACCGTGGACTCTGCAGGAGTATCAATCCCTCAAAAGGTTGGCTTCGCTGTCACTGTTACACGACCTCTCGGTCATGCAGCAGCTGATGTCACGAGTGCCCTAGCCGTCTTCCGCGATATCATCGCGGGTGACGAATTTGGCAACACTGTCTTAACACAAGAGTGGCTGAAGTAATTCAGCTACTCACTGATTTCGGGCGCGTTATCGTGGCTTTTGTCGCGATAATGTCCTTGTGATGAATTTGTTCATCACTACAATAATGATTAGCGTTGTTATTGTAGTAATCAGTGTGTTATTAACGGTGTTCGTGTCCTATCAACTAGACGTGTATTATTATACACTTCTGTTAATAAGCGAAACCATAACTTAGAGGAGTTCATATGAACCTTCAGGAATTAACATTCGACATCTGTCGGTGCTATATCCACGACCAGGAAGGTCAAATAGATTCAGAATTATATGACTTAGCCCTTGGCGGGCTTCGTTCACGTAATCTGAGGCTACTTTGCTCCCTTGATGATGTTTATTCAGGCGCATATCACAGTCTGGAAAATTGTCGCTTCATCCGTCAAGTTGCTGCGTTCTTTAAAAAGAATGCAGCGTTCACCGATCCGTTAGTTTGCTATCTAACAGCACGCTCATCTTTTGAGAGTGCCGAGAGAGTATGCAGACGAACGAATCGGCGGCTTGATCATTTCCATGGACGGTTTCCGCACAGAGTTAGTGCAGACATCGCATCACGGAATGAACGGATAAGAGCTCTTATTTCAAGAGTGTTAGGCGACATTACTTCATTTTATGAGGTTTTACCTCAGAAAGTGAAGTTGACATCAGGAGCAACTCAATCCCGTAGTCGTCGGAACGCACATCCATATCTTAAAGTGGATTTGCGAAATCTGACAGCTACATCATCTGCTGCTCCTAGTCTTAAGTTGCTCTTGTCCGAATTCGGATTTGGGCAAACTAAGATTAAAACAGTCGATGAAAACCGGATTGAGGTTGTACCGAAGAATTGGAAGACAGATCGTACAATCGCGTGCGAGCCGGATGGGAATCTTCCCTTCCAACTTGCATTTGATCTATACGTGAAAGATCGGCTCCGTGTTTTCGGAGTCGACCTGTCAGACCAATCTAGGAATCAAAATCTTGCTTATCAGGGATCAATTGATGGCTCATTAGCCACGATTGATTTCAAACAAGCATCCGACACTATCGCCTTCAACACTGTTGCCGATCTGCTTCCTGCAGATTGGTTTCAGTATTTGAACGCGTTCCGCACTCCTTCGGGAGTCGGGTTCGGCAATTTGTATACGTACGAGAAATTCTCCTCTATGGGGAACGGATCGACGTTTGGAATTGAGACTCTGATATTCTGGGCTATTGCTTGCGTTTGTAACGACGGTGATCGTCGTACAGTTTCTGTCTACGGAGATGATGTTATTCTCCCGACAGAGGCTGTAGATGATTACTTAGTTGCTTGCAAGTATTACGGGTTTGCCATTAACCATGAAAAATCGTTTTCGCACGGTCCCTTTCGGGAATCGTGTGGAGCGGATTGGTATAATGGCAAGTCAGTGACACCATTTTATGTTAGGTTTAAAAGTTTCGGGAAACCGGAACTTTGTCATCTAATTAATGGTTTAGCTGCCATCGTTATTCCTGATGGGAAACTAGAGAGCTTATGCCTGTCGATTGTCGACAAGCAAAGTCTCCCTCTAGCTCCTTTCAGCGAGAACACGATGGTAGGCGTATGGGTGGATGCCCATAGTGCCTATAAAGCCCGCTTAATAACGGTCAAACATGACATCCCCCGAACTTTAGCTTTTGTTTCAAAAGCGGGTAAGAGGGAGGTTGTCGACTCAAGAACCTACTATCTATGGCATTTCACTGCCAGAAATAGGGT